CTACCCACAAAAATTCATTACGCATAATCATTCCAAAGGTCGAACAAATTCATGAGACACAATATCAGTTGCCTTCAATTGTTCTTTCATATATTCTACACCAACTTCCGGTGTAGCGGTATCCCCACAGGTAAAGACATCACAGACTGCCATTCCATTCTCAGGCCAAGTATGAATACTGATATGAGATTCTGCAAGCATAGCGATGCTAGTCACACCTTGAGGGTCAAACTTATGCACTGCGAGATTAAGCAAAGTAGATTTGCATTCCTTTGTTGCTCTGAACAAAAGCATACGAATAAACTCTTTGTCGTCAAGAAGTTCAAAAGGACATCCCTTCAAGGTGAATAGGATGTGTTTCATTATTAAATCCAATCAGGTTTACGATTAGGTATACGAAGATAATTATCTTTCACCCATGGTTTAGATGCAATATACATCTTGTATTTGTCGAAGATAGATATCGAAGTATCCAACTTAAACTCATCAGGGCCTGCGAAGACAAAAGGTGTCGGATCTTTTCCACTGCGACCTTGTGGGTCTGCGGTAGGAAGTATCTCCTTTGCTGCTAGGAGCGTCTTCTGACAGGTGTGGACCTTACCATATCGAGCAGTGTACTCGTCACACATAGCAAGTCCATGAGCAAGCAACCACTGCCAATTGGTTACAAATTCATTTGCCCAGATAGTACAGGGATGATTACGAAAAGCACCCTTCTCAGTAGCGTAGGGAGTACCATCTGCTCTAGGAAGAGTGCCGAAGTTATGACCCCACTTGTCAGAGCATACAATAGCAAGCATCTGACATGTCTCTAGGGGCATCTTGACAATATGTTTGTCAGGGAGAACCCTGGCAGATTCCCAAGGACTGGGAGAGGTCACAAAGATATTCATCCGAAAGTAGAATCAGGCTCTAGAGCAATATAATAAGTCAGATCGTGATTCTTGGAGGTAAATCGTGACAGAAGTTTTTGTGACACAACCACCTCATAAGTTCCAGGGAGAACCTTGATGTTCTCTACCTTGAAGTTGAAAGAGAACTCTTTGTCAGTCTCACCAACAACGACAGCATAGTCGTTAGATGTGTCATTCTTCTTATCGCGAACAACCAGTTTGATTACACCCGATTCACCAACAGCAGACAGATCAGGTAATTGATAAACAGCTGATGCCTTAAGCAGTTTCTCCAATTGATCGGTGCTTACTTCAAAGCAAACATCCTCAGAGGGAAGAGTGATATCCTTTTCAGGAGGAGTTACAATTACATTAGGATCTGCAAAGAAATACTTAGAACGAGACCGACCTTCGCGAATAACAACGTATCCGTCATTTTGGAAGTCGAGTTCAGGACTAGAGTGCAGACTCAAACCATTAAGGAATTGATTGAGATCATAGATGCCAAAGTCCTTCATGAACTCTTCAGTAACAGTGGCTTCTGCAAGGATGTTTTTCATCACACTAATAGTGCGAAGTTTGCTACCCTCCTTGAAGAGAATCGATTGATTGATCGAAGAGAAGTTCTTCAGGACAGAGATAGTTTTATCGGACAGTTTCATAGTATTGGAAGGTCTCAGTTTCACTGGGGGTAGGTTTCACGTTGTGCATTCTTGTCGTTGAAATGCATCAGAAGCACAGCATAGTGCAGAATCTTCATAATGTCACGACGAGCAGTGCCTTTCTTATCATAACGAGAGGCATACTTGAGGATATTGGATCGGCAAAATGCTTCACCATCACCACAAGCTTCAATCAGATCAAGTGTTTGAATCTGATCATCACCAGCAGAATAATGCTGATTGTATGTTCCGTTGATATATTCAGATAGTTCTTTGAGGATCTTTTCCTCATCATATTTGTAATTGTTGTTTCTAGACATATCAAGATTAAAGGAAACAGAGTCTTCGCCACCAAGGGAAAGATAATCCATAGGAACTGGTTGAGCAGCACCAAAGTTAATTGTATCAGATCCTGATCCAATACAAATGGTATCTTGAGCAGCGATTGGGTTACCAGTCATACTAAAACCATCATCCTCCCAAAAACTTTGATCACTTGTAAAAGGATTTGCTCTGTTTGGATCATTACGATCATAATCATAATAATACTTTGAATGTTCAGTCATCGTATCGTAAAGTAGACTCCAAGAGTTTGTCATAATTATATCAAATAACCTCGGACTGGTCAATAGGATTGTACTTTTTCAGTTCATCCTCGTCTAGAGAGGGCATCACGAAGTCCGCATCAACCTTATCATACAGTTCCAGAAATGCCTGTTTGGTTTCATCATCAAAACGATTGACACAGACTTGAATGGCCTTTGCCTTATCGTTGAAGATGCTGTATGCCTTCACGATGTGAACCAAACGACGGGTGCTGATGATCTCCTCAATACCACCATCATAGAAAGTCTTACGGATAATGTCAGCCCAGTCAGCAAGACGTTTGCAGAAGTTCTCATCCTTACACAGTTTACCAAGGATCTTCTGTTCGGTGGCAGTGGAAGGATACTCTTGCTCAAAGGTCACAGGGAACCGCTCAAGGAATGCTTCGTTGAGCACGTTAGTTCCGATGAATCGGCCGTCGTCAGAACCTTTACCTTTGGTATTTGCGGTTGCGAATACTTGGAAACCTTCTGCGGGCGTAACCCATTTGCCAATCTTCTTGAGGAAAACTCCTTTTCCTTCGAGAATAGACTGAAGACAGAGGATTTTGTTTGAGGCGAGGTCGATCTCGTCAAGGAGCAGCACAGCACCCCGCTGCAGGGCTTCGATAACTGGTCCGTTGTGCCAAACGGTTTCTCCACCAACAAGACGGAAGCCACCAATAAGATCATCTTCATCTGTTTCTACTGTGATGTTGACTCGGATGAGTTCTCGTCCGAGTTGGGCACACGCTTGTTCGACAGAAAACGTTTTACCATTTCCCGAGAGACCCGTGATAAACGTAGGGTAGAAGAAACCGGACTTAATAATTTTTTTAACGTCACTGAAATTACCAAAGCTGACGAAGGTATCATCTTTCTGAGGGATAAGGTTTTGCTCTACTGCAGGCAGTGCTGCAGGTCCATTATAAGTTACTTCCAGTTCTTCTACAGTCTCTTTTGTTACTTCCAGGTTCCACTTACCGCGACCAACTTTGTAGTCAGTCAGTTTATTGGTGATAGTCTGATAGTTGAAGTCATTCATCATACAGAATGCTTTGATCTCAGCAGAAGTCACGGACTCACCGTAGGACTCGCGGAGACATTCGACGATGCTTTCTTTGGACAGACCCATTTGCTTTGTTTGAACTGAAGTTATTATAGACGAAAAAGGGGGGTCTCAAACCCCCCATGTGTCACTTCTCAGATTGTCCATACTTGTATCGCATAGCTGAGAGTAAATATGCCTGACCTAAAGATCTAGGACCTTCCTCAAGAATTTTAATTACCTTGGGATCCTTTTCTGACGCTTTAGCAATCTCTCTCCAATTTTCTTTTGTCATGCTACTAGAGAAATAAATTCTCCAAGGACCTTCTTATTTAGTTTCTTAGTCTTGAGAGATTTGATAAATGCAGACTTAATCTTTGCTTTGGTTGCACCATCATCAACTTCAAAATCAGAATCCTGAGAAAGTGATGATGCAGACATAGCAAAATATGCATGATATCCAGAAGTCTTAATTGCGAAACTACGTTGTTTCTTCCACTCACTTTGCAACTTACGGAACGTAGAAGAATTTTGATCATGATATAACCTGAGGAATCCGTTTGCATCACGGCCCTCAAGAACACGGATACCTACAAAGTTGACCGTAGGGAAGTTATCACGCAAATTCTGGAGCATCAGGTCAGAGAAACCGTGCCAACCATAAGGAACATTATAGGTATTACCGGTCTTACGATCACGAAGGAAGGTGCAACCACCTTGCAACTGACGATTTCCCATATAAGGTTCATTCTCCCAGTGACGTTTGACCATGACGTGACGAGAAAGGTGATTTGCTTCACCATCAGTCAGAACAATACACTGGACTTTCTGCAGTTTGTTTTGCTTCTGAAACTGAGGAAGGATCTGATGAAGACATACAAATGCTTCATTCAAAGGAGTACCAGAGAGACCCAAACGAGTAGGGACAGAGTAATGGGATCCGTAGAAATTGCCAAAAGCTTTTGCACATCTCCAGATGTTGATCATTTGATGTTCCAGTTGCTTACCATTTGTCTTACTGGTCAACAGGTTCATCATAGAGAACTGTTCATGAACAGCAAGGAGATTCTCTTTCTTTTCATAAGAACATGTCCAGTCTGCTGGTTTGACAAGTTCCTGAGTTTCATAGTTGATCTCAGGTTTCTTCCACTCGTTCGTGAAAGCATACACCTCAAACGGAATGGAGACTTTCTTACAGAACCAAATCAGGTTGTAGAGTTGCTTGATTGTGTCAAGCATCACACGGCTCATAGAACCACTCCAGTCAAGGACAAAGATCAATCCATGATTCTTACCATCAGGAATCACAGATACTTTCCTGAATAGATCTTCGTTGTACTTGTAGGTGTGTAGTTTAGAAGTATCAAGAACACCAGTGCGGGCAGTGGTAGCACGGGCATACGAATCTGCTGCCTTACGGCACTCAAACTCTTTCACCAGATAGTTAACTTCTTTCTGTGCATTACGTTTGAACTTGAGAAACTCTCCATCAGCCACATCAAAAACACATTCAACCTTAGTCTTCTGATGATTGAACCATGCATCAATCTCTTTGTGAATATCATCATTCTTGGCAATAATATACTTCAGGTCAACCTTAGGGATCTCTACATATACGTTCTCATATCCATCAGTCTCTACAAGATCCTGCAGATTTGATTCCAAAGCATCAGCAGTCTGCACCTCTGGTTCATCGTTCAGGAAAGTATCAGCAGACTCACGTCGTGCTGCTTCCTCAATCATCTCCTCATGGGTCATAGACTCACCAGCACCCTCTCCAGGGGAATCCTGCTGTTCCTGCTGCTCACTAGCAGGTTGCTCAGACTCACCACCCATCTCATTAGGTGGCATCTCCATATCATCAACCTTTTCCTCTTTCTCTTTCTTACAGAACAAGTAGAGCTCCTCTGCAACCTTCAGAACATCATCGAAGGTCTCTACATCTGCAATCTTCTGAATTAATACTTGTTCTTCAGAGTCAAAAGTGATATCTACAAAATTACCGACCTTAAAGTATAGATTTGCACGATCAGCAAGATTAAAAGTAGAAACAGACTCATCAGAAATAGAGAAGAAGTCCTCGTCATTTAGTTCTTGGTAACCTCGGAAAAACGTCTTTGCAAGTCCCATGTACTTGCGTTTCATAAGTTTCTCAATTCGTGCATCCTCAACCACGTTCACAAACTGAGGAGGAACTGCCACCTTCTCCAACCAGTTCTCATCAGGGGTGAAGAGTGCGTGGCCAACCTCATGTCCTACAAGCAGGTCATAGACAGTATTGCTTGCCTTCTCCCACATAGGAAGGGTCAGGACACGGGTGTGAACGTTAAAGCAAGCAGTCTGCACTTGCTTGTGCTCCACGATCAAGTCCTCAGTGGCAAGCAGTTTAGCAAGTTGGGATTTGATTTCGTGCTTGACTGCCATGGTGGTTTCTCTTGTATGTACCCATAATACTAAACCCCCACCTTTCGGTGAGGGCCCTCAGTGACAGTTTCTTAAGTGTCTATGGTTGGTTATGAAAGAATGCTCCTACAAACTCGTTTGCATGTTGACTGATCATCATCACACTCAATTAAACAGTTATAGTAATCGTTTAAAAGATCTGATTCATCCATCGCTCTATCTAAGGTATGAGTCAAATGTTCAACGCTTTGTTTCCAACCCGCTAATTGATTATGTGAAATGAGATTGTGCATAATGTCTCCTAATAATACATTCGAGAAATAACAACGAGACTTTCGTTACATAAGTTTCTCTCTCAATTCTGTTATTATTTAGTGTTGGTATGCTAACTTAATGAAGTTATCGTCATACTTAACATTTTTTATACAATACTTCAAAGTCCTTAGCGTAAGCTCCTCTAATGTTTACTTCCAGAGCAGGAGACATCCTTAACTTATTTCCCTCATCATGAGATTTTGGATACTCTACTTTATCATCGAACTTTAAATTAATGCCGATGATATTACTTAACCAAGCAGCAAACTCATCTCCAATCTTATTTTCAAATTTCCAAACGTGAGTTTGATTACTCAAGAAATCTACTTGTGGTCGATACCAATTCCACGATCCCTCAAAGGGAAGATTTTGTATCATCGACCCAAACAACATAGGATCTTCCATCTGCGATTGTATATCATTCCCGTAGGTTCTCTTTAAATAAATTGAACCAGAAATAAATCGAGTGAGAGGATTTCTAACAATAGAGAACTGAGGAGTATCCTCCTCTACATTCAAATATTTTTGATAATACTTGCGATGATAGTGTGCTATCTCAATATTATTCACAACAGACATCACACCTAATCCAGTATCAAGGTGACTATCACCCCAATCAAATCCATTTTCTAACAGATTAGCTTCTACAAATCTTCCTGCTGTTCTAGGAATATGAGCGAAAAATATTTTCTTTCCAGTTTCCTTATGCACAAATGTCGGCATCAGACCATCCTACTAAATCCTTTCACCTTATCAAATCGAATTACATCTGCAAACTTATCATGCAGAGATTCCTTGTGAGAGATGACAAAAATATTTGCATCTTTAATAACGAACCGAATAATCTTTAAGAATTCTTCTGTTCCAAATCCATCAAGAGAACTATCAAACACCTCATCCATGATGAGTAGATTCGTGTTGACAGAGTTCTTCATCCGTGCTACTTCACGCCAAGTGAAGAGTAGGGCCAGATCGATTCTCATCTTCTCTCCCTCGCTGAAAGAAGAATATGAAAAGTTGTCGTGGATGGGGGACTGGACGGTTTCGTTAAATTCCTCATCAAGAGAGAAGTTAATGTAAAAGTCCATAAGTTGAAGATACTTATTGACTTGCTGATTTATCAGCGGTAGATACTTCTTAATGATTTTGGTCTTAACTCCACCGTCTTTTAGCAGACTATACGAAAAATCGTAATAGTTAATCGTGTCCTTACGTTGAGCGAGTTCGTCGTATGTAGTTCTTAAGTTGTCTTTGAAGGTTGCTAGTTTCTCATGCTCAGTATTTCTGTTTGCAAGGTTATCGGTAATTCTTTGAATTTCCGATTCCAGATCTCTGACTTGTCGTTGACATCCAGCGATCTTAATATTGTTTTGAGAAATGCCATGCGTTAGTGTAGTAATCTCCTTCGATAGAGTAGTGAATTGACGCTCTCGCTCCTCTTCCTTATTAATCGCTTGTTCCAGTTCTTTATAACCGGATTGCAACTCCTTAGCTTTATTTTGAGCGTCGTTAATTCTATTTATTCTAAAGGTCTCTTCAATCGCTTGATCGCAGGTAGGACAAACCGTATTTTGTGTGAAGAATTTATGCTCCTTCGTAATCGTCGCTACCTTATTAGAAATCTTACCTTTTAGATTACCAAGTGTACGAAGTTTTTCTGTGGCTCCTACTACATCTTCAATCTCTTTATTCAACTTGAACACATCTTCTTCGATGATAGCATTACTATTCATCAAATTATTCTCTTCAGTAAGGAGTTCTGAAATCCTTACTTCCTTACTTTTAATATTTTCCTTACCACGACTTTCAATCTCTTCAATAAAGTTCGTTTGCATCTTGACTTTATCATTCAAAGATTCTTTCTTAAGATCTAAGACCTTGATATCTTCTTTGACTTGACGAATTTTATCTTTCATCAAATTATTCATAGAGGAGAAGATGCGAATATCAAGAAGATCTTCAATTACATCTCTACGATTTGTAGCAGTCAATTGCATAAAAGGAACGAACGTGCTACTACCCAGAATCACAATCTGAGTGAAAGATTTATAGTTCATCTTGATGACGTTCTGCTCAAACCACTTCTGCTGATCAAGTGCAGCCGCAGACTGATCTAGAAGAGTGCCATCACGATGCACCTCAAAAACATTTGGTTTAATACCACGAACGACTTTCCAGTCAGTGTTTCCAATAGAAAACTCTACCTCAACAATACAATCCTTTTCGTTGACTGAGTTTACCAGTTGAGGTTTGTTGATTTTACGAAATGGTTTCCCAAACAAAGAAAAAGTAAGAGCGTCAAGTAGAGTGCTCTTACCAGCTCCGTTAGTTCCAATAATCAGATTTGTTGGGTGCTGTGTAAATCCTATCTCAGTATATTGATTACCAGTTGATAGAAAATTTTTCCAACGAATTTTCTCAAATAAAATCATGTGTGGCTTCAGGAGGAATTACAAGATCGTTTTCAGTTATGATTGCATACTTATAGTCATGCATCTCGCAGGTTTTAATCATTATATCATCTTCAATTTCTATGACGTGCATTTCTGGACTTCCACCATCCTCCAACATCATAGCATATCTCATCGCATCGTCTTCACCTTTGAACAAATATAAAATTTGATCACCGTCCTCATCAGTTACCGAGTATGCCCCATCCGTTTCTTTTCCGTAAATTGTTAGAATATACATCTCAAATCAACTCACATGCCTCTTGATAAGTCTGTCTCATAATATTCTGAACTCTGGACTTATCAAGTTGAATTTCTGCTTCCTCGATATATCTATTCAGGATAGAAATAGTATCTTCAGACTCAAAGACTTCAAACTCTTCAGGATCGTTTAAATCAAAGTTTTCTACAATTTTAATATCTGCAGCTACATCAGTAATTTTATCAACAAACTTCTCAAAGTTCTTTGTATCAGTTTTCTTACGAACGATCACTTTGATAATTTTATTCTCATACTCACTGACATCAAAAAGTTGATGTGGAGTATCCTCATAGTAGATATTATAGAACAGGCGATAGGGATTATCTATGTGAAAATGTTCAAGAGTTTCTGTGTCAAAGATGGAGAATCCTCTCCGATCACCGACATCGTTCCAGAACATTTCGTATGGATTTCCCAAGTAGTAGATCCGTCCATCATCCGATCGAGTGTGATAGTGACCGCTGAAGACCTTGGTGAACTCTGAATATAACTCGCCCGGATGACCATGATCCATGATGCAGCCTCGATGAGCTCTAAATCCGTTGAGCTCAAGGTGCCCCATCGCGATCTTGCAAGTTGAACTTTGAATAAGTTTGAAAGTAGTTTCCTCATTTTCTTTGTTGATCCATGGAATAAACAATACGTTAAGTTTATCTAATTTAACTTCCGTTGACTCAGAATAAACAGTTACGTTATCGTACTCACGTAGAAGAAGATCGACAGCATTAACATCATTAGTATTCTTATAATATGCTGTGTGATTTCCTACGATCGTATGAACATGAATTCCCATGTCTTTGAGACGATCATAGTAATTATCTTTCGCCCATGCTAAGGCAGAAAAATCAATACCTTTACGGCTATCAAAGGTATCACCCATATCAATTATGGTGGTGATGCCATTCTCCTCTAAGTAAGGAAAAAAGACATCATTATAAAACTTCAGAAAGTAGTCGTGAAACAACTTTGAATTCTTACGAGCACCAAAGTGTTGATCAGTGATGATTGCAATCTTCATTAACTACGGAGCTTGGAATGCACGTTATCTTTGATTTGATTGTAGTCGGAATAGTTCGATCCGTCAAGGGTGTTGTTGTCGTCAAAGACTTCGCTATACCCAGACTTTTCAATAATCTTGTTCTTAATTTCTAGTTGACGCTTCTCCCTTTGGATCCTGCGGAGAAACGCATAATGAATGATCTGCGTAAAGTAAGCAAAAGGATTTTGGGATTTCTCAGGATTAAAATTATGTATGTACTGAACGCAATTTTCGATTCCATCAGAGATCATGTCCTCCTTAAACATGTAGTTCACAAAGTTTGGCTTGAAGGACAAATGATTTGCGATCTTCAAGAAACACTCACCAATATAGCGTGGAATTGGTGGTTTTGTATCCCATCGTGTAGCACGATCAGCCTTCTCAGGTTCTCTACCATACTTCTTAATGAATGCATTTTCAACATCATTACGATACTCAATCAGTGCAGCGAGAAATTCCTTATTGTTGACGTAGTGTTCAGACCTTTTTCTTTTGGTCATATTCGGTATCATAAGTTTATCTCATAATATGTATAGATTATATCACCTTAATGACGAAGTGACAAGAGGACTTGACACATTTCAAATACCAGATAGAATACCTTTGTGGAGGTTGATAAGGAGGCTATATTACTCTTGAGTTTTATTATAAATCTTCTCTAGGATTTCTTTTACATCGTTTACATTTCCTAGACGGCCCATCTTACGGTCGATGCTTGATTGATTTGTTGAGTTCTTATCAGATTCAGATGATCGAATGTAATCTTGATACATCATTATCATTTCTATATCTGTAGATTCAGACATAGTTAATACATCTTCCAGATTAACAACAAACATATCATCAGTTGTTGTTTTTAACCATGGTTCAATTTTATATCCTACTACTCCCATCCTTCCTTTGATTTCATTTACGATGATTGGATGAGAAACCAACAGCATGGTTCTATCTTCTTCTTCGGAAGCAGCTACTCTGGCAAAGATCTCTTCGCCTGATTTTAATTTGACTGTACAGTAAAAATCGTCTTCTATCATACCTTTAATTGAATAGTGATTATCTCATAGTTAAAGTTTTCCTCATTATATGTTTTGATTCTTTCTATGAAATGATTGAGTGTGTAATTTCTTCTGGACTTTGTTGAGCAATCATCTGAAATGTCATACAGTGTTGCTTTTACTTTGCCTTTTCCTTTTCTAAGAACTCGTCCAATACTTTGAAGATTGCGGATTCTGGACTTACTTGGAGAGGCAAAGATAACATTATGGAGTTTTTTAATATTGATACCTGTACTAAAAGTTCCATAGGAGGCAACGATGATAGCGTTGTTTTCTCGTTCTGTAATCTCTCGTACTAATTCCCTCTCCTCTGCATCTATGCCGCCATGTACAAAAAATACCTTACGGTCATCTCGCTTGTTTTTATTTATCTGATCGTAGAGTACCTGTCCATGGGCTTCGACTCTTGCAAAAAGAATAAGAGTGTTCCCTTTAAGGTCTAGTGCTAGATTTTTAATAAATCGATTTCTCTGTTCATGAGAGATAAGATATTCAATTTCATCATTATATGTTTCAAATGTTTGTGGTGCATGTTTGAGAACAAGACACTGAATATCAAGTTGTGACAAATGTCCCTGCCTCATCAACTCATCAGTTCTAGTGACTTTGTATGATGGACCAAAGAGACCCTCTAACACCCACTTGTGCGTCTGTGTGCCATCTAAAGTTCCTGTAAATCCAAATCTATATTTTGCATGATGTAACTTGGTCATGATCTGAATGAGTGACTTAGACTTGAACAAGTGAGCTTCATCACCAATTACAACTTCAAATCTTTCAAACCAACTTCTTTCCAACTTATAGATAGATTGCCATGTTGTTATGACAATTGGACGATTATCATTCTTCTCACGACCACTATAAATTTTATGGCAGTGGGTCTCAACGTCCCAGCCATATTCCTCAAAGTCCTTATACATCTGCTCTACCAGACTGGTCGTGGGAACAACTACCAGAATATTTTTCCCATGCTCAGCGTAATATCTTGCTAATGAATAAATCATCAGAGATTTGCCTGACGCAGTGGGAGATATCAATAGTCTTCGGTTGTGTTTTAGAGCATCGAATACTCCCTCGACTTGGTATTGTCGTGGCTCGTGGACCGAAATAGATTTTATATAATCCTTTACTCCCTCAAAAGAAATAAATTCATTCTCCTCATAAGGAGTTCCGTAGAATTTATTATCTTCAAACTTGTAACTGTATCCGTAGTTCTCACAGAAAGATACAATCTTATCTAACAGACCGACATAGATTTGCTTGGAACGCATATCAAAGAGATGTATCTCTCCGTTCCAGTTTCTACCACGATACTGTGGCATAAATTTTGCATTAGGAACCTCAAACTTAAAGTGATCTCTAAGTTCATATTCTATATGAGGTTCAGTATTAATTTTAAGAAATACTTCGTTGGATTTTGATATAACAAGATTTACACTAGTGTCAATCACGTAGATCCATTCATCTACGAATATTTATTACATATTGCTAAACCTATGTTCTAGCATGATTCTATAGAAGTGATCACGCATAGCAAATAAATCTTCTTGCTCATGTGGAGGACCACCGGACCATTTTTGACAGGCCTGCGATAACCCAGTATGGATAATACGAACTGCTTGAATTGGCAGTTCTAATTGATAATACTGCTCTTCGTTTTCCATCTGATTATTTAGTGTTTTGTATCCATGTTTTGAAACTTGATAAATCCCACTGACCATATTTTTCAGGAACAGATTCATTATCTATCAAAGACCATACAGATTCCATAGATCTATTGCTACACACGTTGACTAATGCATCAAATAAAGTATCATCAAACTCTAATGAGGTTGCATAGTCCCAAAAAGGGGTGTTATATTTAGATCCAGACTGATACAACCATAGTAAATAATTTTGGATTTTAATTATGTACGAAAATATTTCATCATACGTTTGCTTCTTAGACATTCCTCCTAACATATAACTCAAATATCTGTTAGTTGCCTGTACATATGCTGGATTTGAGTTTGCTTCTAAAGGTTCTATAAACATTAATTTATTACCATTTAAAAAAATTCTATCGTCAATTATAAATTGATTGGATATGTAATTTGAAAAATTTAAATTATCAGTAGAATCAATTCCAAATATATCTCTAAAGTTTTCTCTTGCTTGCTCTACTGTTGTTATATCTTTATTGAAGAGATATCCATGAGAAACAGAATCTATATTTGGAATTCTGAAACACCATCCATCTGGAGTAGCAACACAATCTGTCCAGTGAAGGTTATCTTCTTTTTCAGATCTACCCAGCAATACAGAGTTAATCGGATTAGTTAGCGTGGTATAGTTATCGAAAGATGTTGGTTTACCAGAACAATCAATAATGTAATCCGAATCTACATCATTATAATCTTTTATATTTTTTTCTATTACTTTAAATTTGTTTGACGAAAGAATAAACTCTCTAAACTTATTTACATCATAGTGCGCTGCAGAATAACCCATACCAAAAGGATGAAAGAATTTGTCTTTCTTCTTTCCCCAGTTTTTGTACATGATTCCATGCTTTATCGTGGCTTCAAATGGATTGTCTGCCCAATCAACATCAAAGACTGTAGATAATAAATTCATTATTCCAGGAACAGTTCCTTGCCCCACCTTCTCTGGCGGTACATTAGGATCATGAATAAGTTCTACTTCCCAATCAGGTCTATTAACAAATGCATAATATCCTTGAACTGCGGAGAGTAAACCAGCAGATCCTGCACCTATGATGGATAATTTTTTCATCCCAATCCTGAATTAAATCTCATAAACTCTATTGCGTTTTTGATTTGATATGTGCGATTAGTAATTTGTTTTAGAATACTTTCGATGTATACTAACATCGTATCATAGTAGTCTATTTTCAAACATACTGTAGACAATTTTTCGTCAGCGTCAAGATACTTTTGCATCGTATCTTTGTCACGAATTTTTTTGGGAAAAGGATTATCTATGTACACATCAGGATCAGCTTTACCACTGAAGTATTCATATCGTTCGTGTCTGATATTCTTTCTTTGTTGCTCTGCTTTCTTTCTCATTAGAAAGATAGT